AAAGCATTCATACTTGGTAACTTTTGTTATAATTTTATTTTTAAATTTATTGGTTAAACTAATTAGAATTGGATCAAATGGTAATGATGTTAACAAACTGTAGACTTTTGTTAATTCCACTATTGAGAGTTCTTCATCATCATTTATGTCAGGATTTATTTCTCTAGAGTATATTTTAGGGCCAAATCTTTCTGTGGCTCTTACACAAGCGTATGTTTCTATTTTTCTATCTACTAGTGTAATCTTAATTTTTATAACATTGGTACCTAAATACTCTAGTATGTGAGCTGAATTATTAATATAATCATCATTTAAATCTCTATTAACAAACCCTTCTCTTCTAGCTGGTTGTCCTACTTTCTCGTAATAATCTATGGCTTCTGTTAAGAAATTTCCATCAACGCTTTCCAAGTAACAATTGTCTCCTAACAAATTTACACTTGATGAGATTAAACCTTCCTGGCCTTTAAATTTTTCTGAATATTTAAAAAAAGTCTTAATTGTACTAATTAACATTTTAAGCGAGTTGTCTGATCCTGTATTCATATCACCAGTTGTTTGAGTTCCAAAAATTAATACTAACTCCCCATTTTGTGTCATACCTAGTTTAACAGATTGTCTGATAGCGTGTTCTAATATGTCGTTTATAGTGTTTTTATCAGTAGCTAATAATGCTCTTATAAATGCTGGAAATAGACTTAAACCAAAATGTTGATTCGAATCAAAACTGCTTATGTCCACTGATAAAAACCACTGTCTGTATTCATTTATACTAAAACTTATTTCATTACTTGTTTTAAGGCCTATTTTAATAGGACTAAATAATCTTATAAGTTGCAGTCCTTTATTAAAAACATGATTGGCTATACGATTTCTAACTCTAGTGCCTGCTTCAGCAAACATTAATAACCTTACTCTTGTGTCACCTGGTGTATTTTCATTTTCGAATATGTCAATCAATTTTGTATTGTTTAGTGTTTTGACTTTTACTATTTCGTGCTTAATTATAATATTTTGGATATATTTTTCTCTATCGGACAATTTGACAACATTTTCTTTGAATTTTTTTCCATCATATAAGTATAGTGCTGTTATTAATTGTTTTATTTTTTGTATTGAAGTGCATCTACTGGATATTAAACCGCTTGTACTATTGTTATTAATTAAGTTTATGGATCCTATTAGTTCTTGATTAGTTAAAGATCTTGAATGAACCCCTTTTGATTTAAAGAAACTAGTTAACATTAATAATGTAATATTGTTTATCTTTA